CTAAATAATTACCGGGTTGGTTGAGATCACCCCAATGAGGAACCCCATTTCTTTTAAAACTATTTGATAGTCCAGGATTTGCATGATATTCTTTGTGTGCGCCTCCACTACCAGCATAACTATCACCCAAATTCAGCCACAACGTCCCTTCCGTCTTCAAGACCCTCTTCACTTCCCTAAATACCTCAACCATCTTGGTCGTGTATTCCTCTGGGGTTTTCTCAAGACCGAGCTGCCTTTCGACTCCATAATTTCTCAACCCCAAGTAAGGGGGACTTGTTATACAACAATCAACGCTTTCATCGGGCATAGTCTTTAAAACTTCCAGGGCAGAACCACAGATGATTTTATTGACTTCCATCACATAACCCCATCAACTGCTTTCCAGAACTCGAAAGGCGCCTGTCTGAGTTTGCGCCGTAATCCTTCGGTATCCTCAAGATTTATGCCCCAACTCATGTGACCGGCGTGATTATCCGAGATCACTTTGCATCCGCAGAGTGCTGCCTCAAAGATCACGCGCTCTCCTGCCCCATATTCATCCATAAGGTGAATCAGAAATTCGTACTCACTGTAGAGTGCGGACATCTCATCCACCTTAACCATTGCCCTTGCCTTCACATTTGGTCCTGATACGGCAGGGTCGCTGTTATGCAAGACCGTGAACTCAATCTTAGGATGTGTATTAATGTAGTCCTGCAACTTATTCCAAGTTTTGAAGTTACGGATATTGCAAACCAATGCAGTGTTTGGTTTTCTCTCTATCCCGAGGACTGGTTTGAATACATCCACATCAATGGCCAGTGGTAGGCATATTCCATCGCAACCCAGCGCCTTCTTGTGATTCTCAAGATGTATGGGAGATAAAAAGACGTTGAGCCGTGATCCCTGAAAGAGTCGGCGACTGAATTCTCGTGCCCGTTCAATTTCCCGGTGGTCGTGCTCATATTTAATATAGGGGATTCTCTGGCAGTAAATGGCCTCAAGGATCTCCCGCATCTGTCCCTGTTCAAAGGCAAAAAGATTGTTGAGAATGACAAGATCGGCCTTAAGGTCAGGTACATGGAAAGCAGTGGGGGTCATAACTGAAATATCAAATCCGCAGTCCATTCCTGTCTTTATGACTTCCTGACAACTCATCTCAGCGCCACCCATGATCGAACTATCCATTATCCACGCCACCCGTGTTTTTTTTTGAGCCCTGGATTTACCTTTGGTCTCATAGGTCTGTCCATCCGGGATTGATTGCCCATTCCTTGCGGTCATCATCCGTGTCTCATAGGTTCGACTTGGCTGGTTATCTCTGACGATCTGCCAGATCCCTTTAGCCTCGCCCTTCTGAGCTTTTGACAATTCCTCATAGCGATAAGGGCCGTAAGACTTCAAGGCCGGATCGAGAACCTTTACTTTGACTATTTTCACTTCGCTATCATCATCCATCTTGGTTTTGCCCCCGGTCTAACCGCCGGGGGCTTCGGGTTAATTGTTTAAATCAGTTACGATTCGATTGCCGCTCTCAGGATTGCAAATGCAATCGGCACGCCGGGACAGCCGTCCATCCTCATGACGAAACGAAGAACCGTCTCATCATAGAAGAAGTAGGCGTCCTTGCTCATGTCGATGGTCATATCCTGTCTCAGCGCCCAGATGTAATATCCGAGGTCGCCAAGGATGATGTCGCCCTTGCTGCCAAGAGCCGGGCAATTCCGGGTCTTGATGACTGGATACTCGATGATCTGGGGACCGGTGCTGCCTGGAGGCCAACCATAGTTATAAACTGGTTGCCCGACCGTATCCTTCTCTTTCCGCAGAGTATTGGCCGTGAGTTTCCTGGTCAGGAACGTTAGATTCGCAAAATTCTCATCAATCGCTGAATCGAGATTGATGATGTCGTTGAACTTGACCAATCCGGTAGTCGTCCTATTGACGAAATTGATGCTTGGTTCGTTGATGATACCTAACATCTGTCCAGCATTTCCTGATCCACTAATTACCTCACCCTCGATTTTGTACTGGAATGCCCGTACAAAAAGTCCAGTGATGTAGTTGATGAGGTTAATGGCACTGTCTGCAATCACCTCGTCAGTCAGAGGAATAATGCCGATTAGCTTTTTTGCCGTGAAGGTTTTGTAACTGAATGTGGGCTTAGTCTCTTTTTTGACTTCCATCTCTTCGGGATGATAGAGTACGATCCCTCCGAAATACGATCCGGCGGCCTGAGAGAGTGTGGGCACTCTCATGGCGAGCGAACTCATCGGCATCCTCCAGAGCAGAGGCAATATTTTACTCTGTGCGGTTGCAAACTCGATTACCGTTGCGATAAACTCGATAGGAACCAGGGCGCCTGCATCGGTTGTGGTCAAGGCATCAGATGCGGCCTTCGTGTTCCATTCCCGGATTTCCTTATTATAGTCTTGGATGTTCATGCCTTTTGAGAGCATGGTGCTGGGGTTAAACCCGCACTTGCATCCTTCGGCGAACTTCTGCATGGCTGGTGAGAGTCTCTTCCAAGGGCCGTTCCCCCTCGCCAGAGTCAAGGCGAAATCCTTATCCTCCAACCGGTCATACCGCTTGGTGAAATACCTCTCATCGATCTCCGACCCTTCCTTATTTTCAGAAGAGAAGATTTTCGCCCTTTCGGTCTCGACTACCTTATTGACTTCCTCCTTTATTGCCGTAACAGTTCCTTCCCTGATGGCCTTCTCAAGAGCATCGGTGTTGAGAAGAAACTTTCCTTCTTTTTCTTCCATTGCAATTTCCATTTGTTATCTCCTTAATTCACCTTCCCCCGCAGTCGGTCAAACTCTTCCTTGACGACTTGAGGGATGGTCTTTTTGATGATTTCTGTGATCTGGAGACTGACTTGCGCGGACATTTCAGCCCGGGCCGTCTCCCGATCCTTCGTGGTGCTGATTACTACAATCTTCTTGTTCGGGGGGTCTGGAGGTTCACCCTGTTCTTCCTTTTTCTCTGCCCCCGGTTGTGCAGAGAGGTTAGAGAGGGTGGTTTTGATCTCAGTGAGGACTTCTTTCAGGTCCTCAATTTCCGCTTGCAGGAATTCCAGGGCATGATTAACTTCCTTATTTTCTATGTCTTCTTCATCCTTCTCACTCGCCGGCTCGAAAGGTTTACAGGTATAATCATGACTCTTACACCATGCCCTTGCTTCATCAGCCGTGAACTTATCCTTTGAGAACCGAAGTGCCTGAAGCTCGACTGAATCGTCTTCCTTCACACCCCAGATGGCATCTATGCCCTTGCCGAACTTGTCATTCTGCCTGCGAATGCGCTTGTATTGATCAGGTTCGTTTATCCGGCAAGCGTGCTCAGATGGGTAGGGTTTGATCTCAATGGGATCTGAATCTTCGCAATCACAGGTTTCGGGTCCGCATTTGCCACAGTGTTTGATCTCAACACCAGGACTTATTACCTTAAAGCAGATATTCCCCTGCTGTTTTTCCACTGTTGATGCTTCGGGGTTCATGGGCACGCCAACCTGTGAATATTCAAGGAGGCGCCATTTTAAGATGTCCCGACCCCTGCCCTGGTCGATTTCCTTGTAATCATCTGCGATGTAACCGATGCTCCAATTCGGCATATAACCCTCAACAGCCTTTTTCCATAGACGTTTACCCACTTCATCAGGGAAATACTGAGTCTTGGCCTGAACTCCCTTCTTGCCCTTGAACTTACCGGGTTGAATCCAGAGAGGTTTGGCAATAGGTTCGCTACCCATTAATCCAAATCCGTGAGAATGCAAGACAACGACCTTGCCGTCGATAGTCATGCCATTTGCCCGCATGATGTCTCCACCCCGATCTGGGGTCTCGGTACTGATGAAGTGCACAACGGTCAGCTCTGCTTCGCTGCTTTCTTTTACTTCTGCTACAAAATCCTTATATTCAATCTGTCCTAACATTTTCTTTCCTCCTGTGTTTCCCCAACAAAAAAGCCCCTGGCCTACCACGTGGCTCAGAGGCTTTATGTTGCTATGTTGGGTTTCCCTTCTGGGTCGCGACTCCCGAGAGGGAAATGGGTTATCGGGTTATGTCATAGAATATTTAAACTTTTCCAGCATATTGAATGGCGAGGGTACGATTATCCATTATTTCTTCTCCACATACGCTACGACACATCGACAATTAATATTTTCCCCCGGATCTGTCCCATTCCCCGGAACCATCATGTGATCCTGCCCAACCTCAAATTCTTCATTTATGGGAATACCTTTCCGATACTGTCTATCCGCCTCAAGATGTGTTGGCCTGCACGCCCCGTCCCTTGCCGACAACCAGAATTTATTCAGTTCCTCATCTAACCCCGACTGCTTGACGCCCTCAAGGTCTGCCCAGTTTGAGGCTGCCATTACTTCAGTCCGAGCAATCAGGGGTGCTCGGTACTTATCCCATGAATCGAACTTCTCCCGCAGAGTATCGCCTATTACACTCAAGGGTTGCCCCTCGGTGAACCCATCCCGGATAATTGCTTTGATGGCGTCAAATGTCGTTCCGCTTACCTCTTTGGAAAACTGATCTAATCTACTGCCGATCCACTCAAGCACCCGGGGATCGTTCATGTTGAATCCGATACCCGCGCCAAGTTCTCTGAGTCGTGATAATGCTGCCTGATCAGCGATCCATGATATTGTGGGATGGAATAGAGTCTTCAGTCTTTTTGCCTCTTCCTCAACATCAATATTAATGTCATTCAAGTCCTTCTTGCCATTCTCAGCTAGGTGTCTTTCAACTTTGGTCCGGTGCCAGCCTGCGATTCTCCCCTCAATCCGTCTTCCCTCCCGCATGAGTCTGGTGATTACTTCCTCAAGTTGGCCTTTCCAGTAGGATTGCAGGGGTTTGATAATAAGAGATTCCCAATGGTCGGTTCGTCCCACGAATGCCTTCCAGTAGATGTCTTTCCGGTCTTCAGTCCAGAAGTCATCATTGAGTAATTTATTCTCAAATGAGGGCAATTCTTTAGGGAGCTCATTCGCCGGTGGGGTAGGTGGAGTCTTTCCCGGCTGCGCCAGGGTAAAGGGTATCCAAGGTATATCACCCCATGCAACAGGTTGCTTGCCTTCCTTCGCCCGCTCCTCGTTGATGGTAGAATAGGCGGTATTGAGGTTAGTTTGACGCTCACTTAACCGGAACACTTTGTCTTCAGTATCTGGTAGATCAAACTCAATGCTCAATCCCGTGTCATATTTCGGCAACCAGAATGCCTCTATAGCTTCGGCAATCAACATACATCTTGGCTTTAAGCATTCCTGTACGTGGGTATGATCAAGTGCCTCTGCGTTCGCCCGGTTCACATCAGTCACGATGCCGAGTTTGCCCTTGCTCATATCATAAGCGGAGATAAGCCGTTCACTTACCCAGTCGGCTACATCCCTTACCATTGCCTCACGACCGGTCTGACCGCGTGGGGCAGATTTGAGACCTGAATGTAATATTCGTGTTTTTCCCGCCTTCTCTGCGCCACCATATTTCTCGTTGAGATAGGTAAGTAATTCATCAAGTTGCGCCGAGGTCAGTTGCTGGTCGGTCGTCAGATCGTCAACAATCGCTTGATTCTCAAAGAGGGCTTTCTGTTGCTTCTGGAGGTAGAGGTCGATGTCGTAAGGATAGACTTGCGCCATGAGAGGAGACATGCCTTCGTAGATGGATACTGGGGAGGGATACATTAAGGGGATAATCTCATTGGGTTGGAAGGTCTGCCTGATGTCGCCATCCTGATAAATCCATCCTTTCAAAATTTCTTGCTTGTCTGGTATGGCACGGATAGAGGCATACTTCGTGAGAGGTAAAGGCCACACCTCACGAGGGATACTGAGAACCTTATCTTTAGGTGTATAGAGGCAACACATTCCACCCAGTTCCAATCTGACCATAATGTTGTACCAGAGGGTAAACCGGTACATCATGATATTTGGTCGGTTCGTCACATCCAGGTAAGGATGTTCTGTAATCTCAACCTGTTCAAGATCAACCTGTTTAAGATAATATTTCTTCTCGGCCTTGGTGTTGATGGTATGAAGATAATGGAAAAGATTACCATCAATAATTTTCTTGCCCTGTCTACGGTAGATGAAGAGTCGTTGTGGGATCGAGGCCACGTCCTTGGCGATGCGGTCAATGCAGGTATAAACCCATCCTTTGTACGCATCTACCAGTTTTGACCATGGCCAGGGAGACATCACTCCAGATGCAGCCTGCCCGGAATAATAGGAACTGATTAAGGTCGCGATCTGATCCCGCTTTATATAGCCGAATCTATCTGCTAATTTCTTTGATATGGTTTCAATGAGGTTCATTAATCACCTCTAAAAAAAGCTGTCATTCTCTGTTCCTGTGTTCGTTCACTTATTGGCCGGTAATTGCGGTCCACAACGGCGAGGCCGGGAGTGCCGCCCCGTGCCAGATATGATAATGCCTGACTTGTGCAGTCAGCATCCTCATCATGATCTGCGTTCGGGAAGGTTGCCATCTGATCAACGAACTCCAAAATCCACGAAGCATTTTCGGGCAGAAATACTTTACCCGCCTCACAAAGTGGCGTTACTGAATTTGCTCGTGCTACCTTATCGGCATCGGGATTAATGGCAAGTACGGGGATCTTCGTTTCCCGTTTCAACTCTTGAATAAGAGACTGGCCGCTTGCCTTATCTTCTACCAGAACGGCATTAGGTTTCCATATATTGTTTGCCTGCTTTGCCGTTCGCTTCAATTCAGGATACTCAACTCTTTGATTCCAGCGGTCGAGCAAGTAGTAACCGTTCTTTGCCTCACCCCAGGTCAGGCAGCATGAAGGGTCATTCTCTTTCCCCTTCTTGAAGGCCGTATCCCAGGATTGAACGATACGACTGAACTCCGGGGCTTCACGGTAATACTGCCACCATTCCCGTTTAAAGATTGAACCCTCAATGGCTGTCGGTCTCTGCTGATAAAGTGCTTGGAATGCACTTCCCAACACTTGCTGAATAGCAAGTAACTCTTCCCGATTAAATCTATCTGGGCATAAAGCCTCCCCTTCAGCACGCCCCAAGGAATCATCGGCTTCAGCAAATGCAGGCAATGAAATAACTGTCCAGTTAGGACCATCCTCACTCGCAAGGATACGACCGGCGAGATCATCTTGATGCCAGCGAGTCATCTGCAACAATTCCCAGGCCCCAGGTTCTAACCTTGTGTAGAGATCTTCCTTATACCAGTCCCAGCAGCGATCTCTATAGGTTTTACTATTTGCCTCTTCTCTGCTTTTAACTGGATCATCAATAATCAATCCATTTGCACCACGTCCGGTTACACCAGACCCTACACCAACGGCCTTATAACCACCGTCGCTGACCGTTTCCCAGTCCTCGACAGCAGTGCGATCCTTACTAAAGGTTATCCTCCCCTCACAGATCCGGCGCGTTTTACGGCTGAAGGTATTTGCAAGTTGCTGATTGTACGATCCTACAATAATGCGAGTGCTGGAATTACGTTCTAATAGCCAGGCGGGGAAACGAACAGAAGATAATTCACTCTTACCATGCCGGGGAGGTTCGAATATCATCAGCTTTTTAATCTCACCGGCTGCTAACTTTTCAAGTAGAAAAATCGTATAGACGATATGCGGCCATGTCCAGTTCCACTCCGGGGCCGGGGATATTTCCCGAAGCCAGGAATTAAACCTTGTCTTTTTTGTCAGTTCCCTTCGGCGGTCGTACTCTTGCAAGTATGACCTTAACTGCGGATTCAAGTTCATCGTTTGACATTTCCTTTGCTGGGATTAAGGGCGCGCCATCCGCCCCGGTATTCTCTTGCCTCTCCACATACCCCCTATGTTTTGCCTGGGTCTTCAGGTAGAAGCACACTGCCCACGCTTCTCCGTTTAATACCGCCCGGTCAAGAACGCTCTCAGCAGTATCAATTTTTTCCTCTCGCAAATGATGAAGGACTTTCTCAATCGAAGGATGGGTCTGGATAAAGACGTAGAAGGTCTCTCTGCTCACCCCGCACGCTCTGGAGGCTGCTGAGATGTTACCTCGCATCTCCCTTAGTTTGGCTGTTACCAACTCAGTATTGAGCTTCGGTTTTATAATGTCAGATTGTTTTTTATATCTCATCTATACCCCCATAGGGTACACTCATTCAGGCTGGTGTCAATATGCAGGATTTATAAGGATTTATAAGGATTTGACAGTATTTTACTTCAAAAAGGCTCGAAGGTCAGCTTTAATATAATGTGGTTTACCCAAACTTTCAAGAAGGGATATAGCGTCATTCCCAAACTTCTTCCAGTCGATTTCCCTGCTCAATGGATGGTAATTAAGTTTTCCAACCTTAAAGAGATCAACAAAGTCATGAGTTCTAATATCAATCGCACTTCTTGTTATTTTATGCTCGACATCAAACGGTTGATAGGGGTCGCAAGTAAAGCTCAGGAGTATACGTTCGGTTGTTTTGAGTTTACTGCAATCACTGTCAAGATTTTTCAGAAAACCATCACGGAGTTTTGGCTTGTAAAATACTTCCCTTGTTTTAAACAGGGCATCCGGGGCGTAGCAATAAACGCACCCGTGATCACATCCAGCATAGACGTTACAGGCCAGGGCAGCATACTCCCGGGCCTTGCCTTTGGGTTCATAAATTGCTTTCATCAAATATTTTCCTCCGTCTCTTTCTCATGCTTTGGGTTTCGCCTTCTGGAGCAACTCGATGATTAATTTCTCCATTGTTAGGCCACGATCCACCGCTTCATGTCGTAGCCAGTTATGGAGATCGGCGGGACAACGGCGGAGGATGATCTGGCGAGTAGTAGTTAATTTTGATTCAGCCATTGATTTTTCTCCTTTCGGCTTTGTTGTGGGAGTCTAAAACGATTTTGCCGCCATCAAATTTAAAAATACATTTATTCGCCGAATTTTTGAACACCACTCCCACAAAATCCCCTTTTGCGGCCATCGCAAACTCGACGGCCTTGTTGAGGTCGTCGGTTTTAAAGCTTGTTTCGGCACCTGGTGCCGATTGTCTTACTGTATATTTTTTCATTTTCCTTCCTCCTTGGTTAATGGTTAACTGCATCATGCTATATATATATATCAGGCTGTATGGCTTGTCAAGGATTATTTTTAATAATAAATGTAATAAAATCAATAAGTAACAACATTAAGAAAAATTAATGTTGTTTAAACTAAGACTTTTGCTCTGAGCTTGATGTAATGTCCGCCTGCGTGGGGCATTAGTTTTCTAATAACCTCGGTTCTTTCCCCGTCACATTAATTAAATTTAAGATATTTACTTTAATATATTCTGCTATTGCCTTCATGAGGTTTGGTAGGACGCTGTTGCCGATCCTTGCTGTTATGGAAACATAGTCACCTACAAAGTCAAAACTGTCGGGATAGGAGTGGCACCTGCATAGTTCACGGGTAGATAGATTGCGACTGCCATCTGGTAAGAATAAAAAACCAAGTTTGCCAAATGTTGTACTTTTGCTAATTGTCGGGCACGGCTGATTACCATCACAGCGAATCCAATTAAAACCATGACCAAATAATTTGCCGATATTCTGCCCCGGCTTTAATAACTGAATACGCTTTACGTAAGTATGATCGGGGGCAATACGGGGTAATACATCATTGCCTGTAAGATTGGCGATCGCTTGGTTTAAGGTAACTGGCCTTCCCTGTGGTTTTGGGTGACTTGGTTCAACCCCCAAATCTTCACGGACTCCGATAATGATCACCCGTTCCCTTGACTGAGGGACGTTAAAATACATGGCGTTTAAGACTTCGCCTTTTGCCTTGTAACCGCAATCCCTCAGGGTCTTGATGATTTCAAGGTATGCCTGTTTCATGCAGCCTTTTACCATGCCGGTGACGTTTTCCATGACAAACGCCTTCGGTTGCAATTCATCCAGAAGGCGAGCAAATTCCTTGAAAAGAGAGTTGCGCGGGTCATCCCATTTCCGCTTTCCGGCGGTACTGAATCCCTGGCAGGGCGGTGAACCGTCCAGAACATCAAGGACGCCTTTCTTAATTCCGGCAAGCCTCATGCATTCAGCGCCGGTCAGCTTTGTAATATCCCCATGATAGACAGGGACATCCGGGAAGTTAAGCCGGAAAGTTTCGATGGCATTATCATCCCATTCAACGGCCAACAGTTCCTTGAATCCGGCCATCTGATAACCGAGGCTACTACCCCCACAACCAGCGAACGTGCTCACTACTGTTGGTTTTTCAATGCCTTTCATGAAGGGTACCTCTCTGATATTTTCTGCAATCGCTCGCATTAAATTAGGCGGAACCGAATTTCCGATCCTGTCTTTTATCTGCTTATAAGTTCCTGAAAAAATATAATCATCTGGAAATGATTGAATCCGTTTCATCTCTGAAATCAAGACAGGTCGGGGATGTTCATAATGAAACATTGAATAAGTCGCATCCCCGTTTTTTGTAAAAGCCGGTGATGGTTTATCTGGATCAAGCCTTTCGCAGGCGATCCCGGTTTTGTTCTAATCTTTGCAGTGCCCAATGGCATTATGAACGAAAGAATAAAGTCCAGAGGGAAAGGCCATGCAGGGAATGTCAAACCGTTTTTCCTTATGACGGAACGGGACATCTTAACTTTTGCTCTGATAAATGCGCGAGCACCGCGGCCTCTCGCGTCAAGGTTGCTAATGCTCGAACCGCCGCCCAGTGGCGGAATGATCATCCGAATGAAACGGCGGGATATAGAGAAGTTCAAAAAGAAAGGAATCCTGAATCCATCAAGAGTGGAATTACTCAAAGATTTTTTGTCAAATATCCTCATATTCCGTATCAATGCCAAGTCTGCGGAGAAAAGAGAATCGTTGAACTTGCTCATAAAGTCGCCCGGAATGGTGCATGGCGCACGTTCGGAAACACTGGCGAAAAAGATGTCTGGATTCTCTGCCCTACCTGCCATCGATTGCTTGACCTCGGTATCTGCACCAAAAAACAGTTGAACCTTATCCCTTGATATTACAGTCGGTTTCACCATCTAAATCCACAAGAAGGGCATTTATTTTTCGTGTTAATCATATCTTCTTCATTAATAGATTTATTTTCTATGGGAATAAAAATCTGTTCCTTCTCCGCAATCTCCTTCAGCATCTCCAGCACAACCTCATCTTCAGTTTGAATATCCTTCATCAACTCATCGAGCTTTTCTTTGTCTGTAACAGCCATTGCTGCCAGCGGATCAAGAGAGGCCAGCACCAAGGCTTCTTCCTGCGGAGAGAGATCAACATAAACAACGGGAATCGTCTGCTCATGCTTTCTTAGCGCCAGCGCAACCCGCAGATGTCCATCAATGAGATGTCCGGTCTGCCGATTGACGATCACGTTCTGGACCCAGCCTACTTCACTAAGCACGCCCTCGAGAGCGTCCTGTTGGCTCTTCGGATGAATGCGCCAGTTGGCTGGGTTAGCAAGCAGTTGATCCGGAGCTTCTTCACCGTGACCAACGATGCGGTTTTTGTAATTAATGGGTTTGCTCTTTTTCATCTCTTCCTCTCTTCCTGAAATTCTATCACCGCCTCTCTGGGTATCCTCTTCGTTCCAGACCCCAACCTCACAAAATCGATAATCCCCTTCTTCATCCAGTTATACACCGTCTGCCTCTTGACTTGTAAGAGGGTTGCAACCTCCGCCGGACTGAATGATGGTTTATCGGGGATGTGAATCATGGGTTAAATCCTTGCCTCGCCGAGTCACGCTTTACCACGCCTTGCCAAGCCCGGCCGAACCCAGCCGAGTTAATCTTTTTAAAACTCAGCAATAAATCTTCCAAATCTTGGTCTATATGTTCCAAATCCAATTTCAGTACCCCCCTTAGAGAACCAATCTTTGATTACATCAACAGTTATTAAGGGATTTTTAAAAACTGTTACATTGAAAATAAGTTCCCATGGAGTCTCAAGCATAGGTCGAATCTTAGGGGATGGTATAATAAGCCTTCCTTTTTGTATCATGGCTTTGTGGTGCATCACTCTGATTTTCCCTATAGAATCGTATTCATTTTTAAAACCATGAAAAACTATTGGCTTATCCTCCCTCAAAAATGGAATGAATTCCGGTTGTACCGAAACATAAGACATACCTATCATTTTATATTCTTTCCATTTTTTCTTTTCAAATCTCATGGCACATCCACCTGGTTTCTCCCCAAATAAAAACGAATAAATATTCTCCGATGGTAAATACAATTCATTATCTGGGGTGAGGTACATCTTATTTTCTGGCGGTCTATCATTTTCTGACATATCAATGAACCGATCAAAAAGAATACTAACCATACCTTTTGTTTTCATTGTTATTGTTTCACATCCCTCTTCCTTTTTTTTCATCTGTTCTCCTTTTTTTAAAATCCTTGTCTTGCCAGGCCGTGCCGAGCCTCGCCTTGCCCCGCCGCGCCTTGCCTAGCCATGCCACGCCCGGTTTATTTATTTTTTTCCATCAACATACCTTTCATTACGGGATTGGTAAGTTCGATATATTTCTTTCTGAGTTTTTCATCTTTTGGTAGATACTGAATAAGCCTTAAGGAAAATGAACGGTCTGTATTGTTTTGTATCTGTCGAATATGATGAGCTTTCAACCCTCGTGAAACTGCCTTATCTGCAATCTTAATCATATCCGTTCCCGCCCGTTTTCCCTCAAAATATTCAGTTAGAATACTCAATGCTTTGTCCCCTTGAACGATTACTTTTTCAACAAAATCTTCCATTTCTTCCTCCTTTTTTTTTATTATCCCTTGCCATGCCATGCCTAGCCACGCCTTGCCGTGCCCTGCCAAGCCCTGCCCGGTTAAACATTACGACGATCAAAGCGGCACCTATGCCGGTATTGCCCTGGTTACTACTTTACCTATTGGTTCGGGACCTGACTCCTTACTGTCCAAATCCATATCCGGTAATGGCATTAACCTTCTCATCCTCTCTCTTTTCACATTATCCTGATTCCAGGATATGTTCTCCCACTTCGTAACCTCGATCTTCCTACCACCCTTATCATACCCCTGGACATGGCATATCCCACCACCCGGCCATTCGATTGCCTTTTTACCTTCTTCCAGTAGCTGAAATACTCTCTCCCTCGCCTTTTTAAATGCCTCATTAAAATTGTCTCTCATGTTCCTGGGGATAATCTCCCGTTCCTCGCTATTCAGCGCACCAAAATATCTCTTAAAGAGTTTCAGATCGTCAAGGGTAATCTCTGCCTGGTTTAGATACTCTACGCGTTCGACGAACTCACGTTCATTCTTCTGTAATCCTCTGTATCTTTTCATCCGTTACCTCTTCCTATTTTATCTAAAATGGACTGTGGGATTTGATCACCTTCATCATCTTTAATCTCATCCTCCCATCGTTCACCATGTAACCAGGTTGTCGGGTGTGGGATGAACTTAGTCTCGGTACTATTCCATTTCTCCTTATTCTGCTCTTTTATTGCCTCAATGATCTGCTGATGTTTTTCAGGTCCTATCTTTTCCCATGCTTTTCTTGCATGACCTTTTCCTATCTTCCGAGGGTATTCTTTCCAGAAAAGATCAAACTCGCTGTCAGACGGCGGCACCTTCGCCGTTCTGACTGGGGTTTGTATTAGGGTTTGTGATGGGGTTAGGGATAGGAGTTGGGATAGGGATGGGTTGTCAGATTGCGGCGAAATGTCCGCAGATTGTCCGCACTTTGACAGCGGACTGTCCGCACTATTTATATATGGTGGATAAGTGCTCGGAAAATAACGGTCTTTTCTTATCTTCTGCTTTTCTTCATTTTTAATTATCTGAATAAATCGCTCAGAATCTACCTCATACCAGATTATAAGAGTTACACGATGCAGTTCAGAGAGTATTTTTTCGAGTTCAGACTTTAAAAATCCATCGTGGGGAAATATGTTTTCGATCAACCAACCCGGATCTCCCCTAAGCCTTCCATCATCATCCCCCCAGGAGATTAACCAGGTAAATACCAGATGGCAATCACGTTTAAATCTGGATGTACCCCGAATCTCTCTTATTTTTTTTGATCTACTCAATCCACTCCATAACAATCTATACTGACCGTCTCTCACACCTCACCCCCCCCCCAACAAAAAAGGGCTTGAAGCGTGATCAGGTTTCCATCTCTGGAACAGGGTGAACTCACTTCAAACCCAAATTTTGCTGAGGTTATATTCTGTTGGTATCTGATCATACATTCACCCTATCCCCCACCCCATACCTTACCTTTCTCCATGTCAAGCCTTTTCTCCAACCACTGCCCTATACTCAACGATTACCTTTTCCATCGCCTCACTTAACGGCTTGCCTCTGTCATTTCTTCCTCTCCGGTTTCTGTATCTCAATCTTCATGTTTAATCCTTTTTCCTTTACCACTTCGCCAGCCCGCATTAAACTATCAATATACGGCTCTTTCTGTTGGTTCTTCTCAAGGTAAGAGTATTGCGAACAGAAGAACCCGATTACCCCGAAAAGGATACAATGCAGGATGACAAGCAATACTCTTTTCATGTGCTTTAAGATATGTTTCCAGTCTGCTTCCCATATAGCATGAAGGGGACGGAGCCAGTCAATCATCTTAAAATCTCCTTAAGTAAACAGAGGGCTGAATAAAACGCAAAAGAAAAAGCAGCAACCAAAAGTGATATGATTATAATTGCCTGAATTACAGTTGAAACTTTTCCCTCATGCTCTTTTGACATGAAGTCCGCAAATAACATCAACAGTATTGCTCCAACTGTAACCATTAAAAATGCTATTGGATAGCGCATCCAGTCAATCATTTCCACACCATATTTCCCTTTTTGGTAATCTTCATTTTCAATAATTTCCCTGTTTTCAGGTTAATCCTATCAAACGAAACACCTAACATCTTTGATACCTCAAGGGGTATTGGGCCGTCAAAGATTCCTCCGGTTCCGGGAGTGTCTTTCTTGCAGTCGTAACACCATATCTGACCGTAAAATTCACTCCAATCCAAATTATCACCATTACATAAATCACATTTTATTTCATAAGAACTGGGTTTTTGGGCATAACACCAAGTTCTTAGTTTTTTCTTTTTCAATTTCTCTTCCTATTTTTAGCCGAAATACTCATTTTAAAGCGAGCTTCTTTTGATCTTTGTTTTCCCTTCCAATAAGAAAGTTGTCCCTTTTTAGATTCGGATATTTTCTTTTTTGTTTCTTCTGAAACCACATGTCCCCTTAAGGAATTACTTATTTTTTGTTTTGAATTTTCCGAATGATGCAAGCCTGTCCAATTATGATTTGGGCGATTCTTGGCAGCTATACTCAGTTTAATTTTAGTTTCATAAGAACGCTTTAGGCCTTTTTGCCCATTCGGTTTTCCCTTCCTACTTAAACTCAATTTTTCCTTGTGTATGTCGGAAAAAACTCTGCCTTTCAGAGTTCTACTTCTATTCTCCCTTTCAGATATAGATTGGATTCTTCCCTTATTAGCTTTACTAATTTTATTTCGTGTTACTTCGTTCACCCCGTGTCCTTTTAGGCTTTGGCTTATCTTACTCTTGGTCTCTCCCGAAAGTTTTTTGTGCTTATTGCCACCAGACTCCAAGTTATATCCATTGTTAATTGAATCCAACAGTAAGATGGTTTCGGATTCAACCGAATCTAAATTACAATTTTCAACGTAAAAAAATGACATTTCGAAATTATCTCTTCCGTATTTATTGATGGCTCTACTGATAGGCATATTATTTCTATGTCTGCATGTATATAAGTGATGATTGAACCTTTCCCTAACAGATTGTTGGGTCTGACCTACATAGCATTTTTCGTTTATTTTATTTCTTAAAATATAAATAAATCCCATTATTCTATCATCCTATCACAGGCAATATCGTAGGCATAAGGAGGCTGACAATATATCCATTTACGATGTTTCATCAAACATTCTCGCCTGTCCGTAAACATCCTCTACCGCCACCTTTTGTAATTTCCCTATCCTCCTTGACAACTTCACCAACCTGCCCATGAGTGGCCTACACGCCTCCTTGACCTCATCCGGTGTAACGGGGATGTAGTAACCGTTGCCACAAGAACCAATTAATTTTTCGTGCTTTAAAATGAGATGACTAATCGTAGCCTGGACGGTCTTATAGGGGATACCGGTTATTATTTCAATGTGTTTACCTGTGATAGCATTATCTCTGCCATATCGGGGGAAAATCCACTCCCAGATATTTAATTCAATATCGGTCATTTCGGGCGATGAGAAGTTGAGATTAATTTGATTCATGCTATTTCCTATTCCGGCGTGGGGAGCGTCTTTCCTTCATCAAAAATAGGGTCAATTCTTCTTATTGCCTCTATTCCCACATATTGGTTTTTGTCTTTTAAATTCCATTCCTCTTCAATTATTTGAATCATTCTGCCATAACCAATTTCTTTGTTATTTCTAACAAATCGTAGGAAGTCTCTTTCCCCTGGAAATTCTATGTGCATCATTTCTCCTTACCCCGGCGTGGGGACGAACCACACGCCCCCACTCGAAGGCTGGCCGGGCAGCCCACGCTAAACCCTCACCGATATATTCCTTCTCCATTCCACCTTTACCCCGGGAACAAAAACCCCTGCTTTTATGAGCTTCTTAATGTTGCCCATATTCCAGTCAATCACCGATAGAGGCACATCTTTATCTGCAATCGCCCTGACAAGAGCCATCGGGTCAACCACTGCCGGCACCGGGTCTTTCCTATCGCTCATCCCCTCCACCTTCGGCTTATTGTCAACGGTAATGATCTCCGGCATTGTGACTTCCTCAACCTTTTGTTCCTGAACCTGGATCCGCTCGGTGGTAATCTGTAGTTTGGCATTGAGAACGTTTATCTGTGTTCTGATGGCCTGGGCCTCTTCCTCGCTCTCAGAGGCATCCAGGGCAAGGGTAAGAACCTGCAACTGTTCTCTCAAATCCCCTTCCTTGCCCATTAACGCCTCGATCTTCCTGTCAATGGCTGCCAGCCTCTTGTCCCGGTCTTTAGCGGCTAAGTCTTGCAACCTTTCCTCTTCTGCCCGTCTCTGTCGTTCAAGCTCATTCAGATAACCGCCCATTTTGCCCTTGATAATGCCTTCGGCAGTGTCCAGGGGGCCGAGGTATCGTTTCTCCTGGGCAACGGCCTCCTTGTGGGCAGCAAAGGCCTTCTCGATAATCGGCCTGAATGTTCCCTTGATCTTTTCTCGCAATCCCTTGATCTGTCCCACCATGCCCTTTGCCAATGTGAGCGTGTCCTGGCTATCAACCACAAGCTGACCGGCCAGCATTTCAAAGGGCTGCATCTCCTTTTCTATGGTTGCTACTGCTACGGTTTCCATGTTATTCCCCCTTTTCTAAATCCTTAATTTGTGCTTTCAAATCTTCAATTTCTTTTTGTGCTTCTGCCATTGCTTCGCATACCGGACATTTTGTGCGATTCCCTTCAAAACAGACTTCATCATGACCATCATCGCAAATTTGCATCACTTTCTTCTTTCGTATTTATGACAATTCAGCCTGCTCAGAAAATAGTTCCAAGCATCCTTGTCGTTCACAACCTCAAACTTATAATCCCCGCCGTCTTTTGGCAGGTAGAGAACATATTTCTTAACGATTCTCCAACCGCCACTACTCCTATAATTCTCATTGTAAAGTTGCTCATATCCGGCAAGTTGCGCCGCCCCCTGTCCATAATCACCCGTCTTTACATCAACCAGAATCTTCCCGTCGGCTTCCCCAATAATGTCCGGTGTCCCAGCGTATCCGTATCTCTTTGAAAACATCGAATGCTCACAGAATATCAATTTGAGGTTGATGTCCTTTCTCCATTGCTCAAACTGTTTAAGCGGCGGAATAAGGGCCGGGTCAAGACCATCCCAGTTTAAGCCGGTGGTAAACAGGTATTTGATGGCAAGATGAATCGCTGTACCAAAATCTCCACTGGCCTCAAATACTTCCTTGTCGATAACCACGCCGGTAATGGTATTGACGTAACCGGAGTAAGTGAGAATCCAAGTGTTTAAGACCTGGGAAACCGAAGGCAGGCGGATACCATCAATGCTATACTGATGTGTGGAGGCGTCAAAAATCAGATCCGTCATTTCTTCTCTTTCACCCACTTATCATATTCCGCCTGTAATCCTTCGATGGCCTTGCTTGCCTGGGGTTTAGTCAGTGTAGACAGGGAGGCCGGCACTTCTTTTAACCCCACAATCACAGCCACGGTTTGATGGCGTTCCATGTCGTCTGTTATCTCCATTTTGGTTAAGATTGTGTTGATCGCCTTCAATTGGTTAGGGTTAGCGAGTTCATCGGCGGATTGGGCGCTGCCGTTGGTTTGCGGTGCAGGTTGGACGGTAGAGGTCTTTTTGGATGTCTCAGACTTCACATCAATAACCCCATTCTCGGCCATTTCTTCAATGTCCTGAGTGAAAATATCCGATGCAGCAGTTACGGTAAGAACAGCGTCCACTAAAGCCCTTTTCTTCGCCATCTTTAGACAGGTATTGTAATAATCGGCGGGATTATCATGTTCAACCCGCTCACCCTGTCTGGCGATTTCCCATTGACCGTTATCAGGATTTTTCTTTACGACAAACCCCTTCCCTCCGAGAAGTTCAGGCTTTCGGCTATCCCAGTATTCTTTCGGGACTGGCTTTCCGATAAAATCAACGGGGCCGCTTCGATACCTCCACTTTGTTTCCATAGTGCTGGCACTTCCTACCCCAGCCCCTAATCTTTTGCGGCTGTTGATGGAGTAAAGGACACACTTAACCTGATATTCACGATGTCCTTCTCCCAGATTGGTGACCTCAATCTCTATATCTGGATCCATTCTGAAGGTTAGATTGAGTTTCTCTGCCCCTGCCTTTAAAAGCGTTGGCTTATCTCCACATCCGGGGATTGTGCCGTAATGTTCGCCTTTAATCATCGCATCCTTCATAATTTCTTGAATTAGATTGATTTGCTTGCGCACCTGAATGGCAGATAATGGAACCTCTTCTCTTGTTTCGATTGTCTCTAAATCACTCATCTTTCTTCCCCTTTCTTGATGGGAGGCACTATCACCTCCCGCCGTTGTGGTCATCCTTTCGGATGTCCGGTTGCTTATTCCTTCCAAGTATATATTCCAAGTAATCTTCCTCTTTTTGTAAAAACAAAACCTATTTCAACATTCTCTATTCTTAATGTAATATCAAATTCTTTGAGGTCTAACGAATCTTCTTTGTAATCTAATCGTTTCCAATCACCAGATTTAATTCCTCTTTCAGCCTGATTATTCAAAATTTCTTTGAGTTTAGTTAAGTCAGACATTCTTCACCTTCCCCTTAAAAAATTCTCTGTATGGGCTTTTCATCCCGACTTCGCTTTCCATCCATTTCTTAGTCCCCGGCGCACACCGCTTATGGCGAAATATCCCTTCGCCGATATGTACCGGGTTCTCTGCTATATTTTTCTTGCATACATAGCACGGGAACTCTAAAATACCGGGATCATGTTTCATCTTGCTTGCCCTCCGTCAATGCCTTAAATTTCCCCGCCTGAATTTTCTCAAACAGAGTCTCATTTATGCCGACCTGCATATAGGGAAGAAACACTTCCTCAACCTTAACCATACCAGTTTCGACTATCGCCATTTGAGCTTCTATCCATCTCAATATCTGTCTCCATGCAACCCTTTTAGATTGCTCTTCAACACAATTATAATCCCTGATACGTTTGTGTTTGCGGCACATGAAATCGTAAATAACCTTCCATCTGCAAGGCAATCGGAAAGGAATCTCAGCTTTTTCAATTTTTATTTTAAATGAAATGGATGAAACTTCACTGTTCTCATATTCAATAAGAATAGCTGAGGCTTTGTAAAAACCGAGGATTCTCTGTATTTGAGAAACGGTTTGATCGGTGGATATTTTCGTTGTTTCCATGAAAATTTTATGATTTTTCATTATCTCTCTTATGGAGTTTTAATCCTCTATTTGAATTATTTTCTATTGATTTGAGATAAAATCGGTATCTGATTCAACATTTGCGTAGATCATTTAATTTCCACCCCCCCCCCTTCCTCTCCACCATACCCCCAAAACAAATCCCATAAGAAAGGAAAGCCAGCAAAACACAAATGTAAATAAAATACGTAACCAAATGGTCATTTCAATCCTCCCCTCCTTCTCCTTCTGTTCAGGATTTTTTCAAATTCAATCCCACACCAGAACACGCAGGCAAAGCAGAGGATAGCAACGATTGTTATTTCAATCATCTCTATGTTCTCCCTTTACTTTCCCGATATACTGGCCTTCCGCAAACCATACACCGCCAGATTTCGATACTCTCGGTCACATCTCCAGTCTTTTTCATGTAACCGATATTACACTTAGGACATTTTTTATCTGTCGCCTCCACGGGTTGTTCATCCCTCGGCAGCATCCCCATAATTGCCATCGCTGTTTTGACGATAAGCGGATCCTCCCCATAAAGATGGATACAATCTTCGTAACTGAGATTTTTAGGCATTCCCTATTACCTCCTGGGGACGGAGTTGATTATTCCCGTCCCCGTATGCGTAACCGTTATTAACTAACAACATCACCGCAGCCATGATTCTTCCCCCTCGCTGGCAATAACCCTTTGGTGATTGCAAGCTCATCCATTCTGTTGAAAAAAGTGAGATTCCACTTATAGGGATATTTCTTGCCATCAACCTTCTCGCTGGCGTATTTTTTTGCTTCGGGGATGAGTAGATTACGGACTTTGATGTATTCGAGGTCAGCGGAAAGATGAGGCGGAAAAGATTGGAGTGAGCCTTCAGCACACAAAGGAGTATCCTTCAAATGCCTGTGGTTCTCTTCTCCGCCTCTATTGATTTTTTCTTGGTTGCTATGTGTCATCGGCTCACTCCTTTTGTTAACCATCCATTTACTATCCCCCACAATATACCCATCCAAAAGGATGTAAAGTGATATTTTCCAAGATTAAGAAAAATTAATGTTGGGTAGGGGGAAAGGGCTAAATCCCCGTTTCCCGGTCAGGGGGTGTGCAAGATGGGTAGGGGAAGGGGTTTAACCCTCATTTGCCCCTGTAGCGGTTAAATCTACCCCTGTCTGGGGGTCAGTCCGGGACTATATTCTCACGTTGGAAAGAATCTTGGTCTGGGGGATTTGCTTACTCTCTTGTTCCATCGCAAAATGCAATAGCAATATGGCATCGGCAATATTATCGTCATTCCCTTCATAACCATATCTACGACTTGTTTTTTTCATCTCATCTTTGTCAGCATTTCCTTTTCCTGTTGCCCACCGCTTCAGGTCTTGCGGTTGAACCTCTGTCACGGGAATATCGTTGAGGCTTGCCCAGAGAAGGATGACAGCCCGGAACTGATGAGAGGATTCAACGGCGGATTTTCCCCGCATGAAACCGGCAGCGCCTTCAAAGATAATCCGGTCCAATGGTTTTGTATTTTGATCTTCGTACTCAAACAATTTCCAGTAAAGTTTTTCGAGGCGATAATATTTATGTTCTGCTGGTTGTTTTTTTGTGGCTTTGCGGGGAGTCAAATCCCATACGCCGGATTCAATTATTTTTCCATTCTCTCCGAGGGCGTAGCCGGTTTTGAGGGCGGGGTCAAGTGCTAATAGCATAGCTTATCTCCGATGTTCATTGTGGTGTTTCTTGCACCTGGTATGCCCCTTCCATACCTTCCTTTTGCAATGGACACACAAGTCTGCTTTTTTGTGCCAGTCACGGTATTTTTGGAGTTTAATTGGTATGGTCATTTCGGATACCAAAAAGTGTTTCTTGTTTTATCTTTCGATGTCTGTTTCTTAAAAAGGAATCCATTAATAAGGATGGGTGATCTGGCCTTCGGTGAAATGATAAAATTTCCGTCAAAGTCTGCTCGCTGATTATTTTCCTTTGCCACTTGATCCATCTCGAATCCTGCGGATTTGTTTTTTCAAATTGCAAAAGAAATACGCCGAAATTTCTTACCAATACGTTTCTGCCAAGTATTATTGACTTTAAACGTAATGATTTAATTGTTTCTGCATGATGCATATTTCTTCCTTTAATAATCAGACTTTGAGAAATAAATGATAGAATATCTCTTTGTGATTGGTCTGGTTCTGATCCAAATTCTTTTACTTCAACAATCATCATTAATTGAAATTCTCTTCCGTCCGTGTTTGTTTTATAGCGGCAAATAATGTGGTCACAATCTGTTCGCACTATTCCACTGCCCGAATCTAACCGGAGATTGTTTCGCATCCATCTTCCGAATCCGGTTTCTGCCGTGGTCCGCCCCCCGCAATGTTTACAGGTATAATTGACCTTAAAACTCTTGGTCATGCACTAACTCTTTTCATGGCAATTTTCGCTGTTTCTGGATTTATTTCAAATCCTATCCATCTGCGATTTAGCTTAATTGCCGCTGCCGCCGTTGTTGCGCTTCCGAGAAACGGATCACAAACAATCCCGTCTTTCGGGCAAAGGCTTTCAATCCAATACATAGCCTCGGACTTCGCTTGCTGCCAGTCGTGATCGTCCTTCTCTTTTCCACCAGAAATAGTGTCGAAAACGATTTTATTTATTTCGTCTCTCGTTCCCTTAACAAACCATAACATGGGTTTCCATCCTACACGGATTCCATATTCACGCATTAAAGCTTGTTGTCCTGAATGGATGCAGGCACAAGTCCACCAGTACCTTAACTTGCCATGAAATGCTTTGAAGATTGAGGGGAGTTGAAGGTGGCCAGCATAGAAGATTATAGACCCACCGTCTGCCAACTTAGATTTAGCAAACTCTGCCAGCCCTTCAAAAAGTTCTTCTGATTTTCTATCGTAAGGCGGGTCGGTGAATATCAGAGACAATGAACCATCTGCCACCTTCTCGGAGTGCTTTCGGAAGTCACCAATAATGATACGGTCATCAAATTTATAGTCATTCGAAGCCTCGGTACGTTTTTTCTTGCGGTCATTTCTCTGCCGATTCTCCTTAACCTTCTTGACAACCAGGTTGTGATTCAGTTCTTTGCCAGGTTCTACCACCAAAGCCGCTTCAAACTCCGCTTCTGGGACGGCAGCCAATTCCTGTGACCGGCTGCTTTCCTTCTTCGTTATGCCTTGATCTTTGATAAGTGGGGTTCCATTTGGGAACTCCACTTTTTTACCTATGCCTCTCGCACCTTGCTGTTTCGGCATTTTCTCCAGCATTTCCCCTAGTCGGCGTTCGGCACGCAGGCGAATCTCGGCGGCGTAGTTTTGCGTCTCTATCGTTGCACCGATTTGTTTGCCGTAAACGGCAGCAGCATCAGCTAATGCGATTACTTGCTTCACTTGCTGAAGGTCTTTAGCCTCTGCTAAAAATAATCGAGCTTTATCAATTTTAACAAGAACAAGATCAGTATTCATAGGTGATAACTTACTGCTACCAGAAAAAGTTGTCAAGATAATTAATTACGGGAAGAGAAGGGCGGTAGAGAAAAGGTAAGCTACCGCCCTTCGATGAGGGCTATTTAAATTTAGTAATAAACCCAAATAACAGGTTGAATACGAACCCGATGCAGGTAACAAGCAGCAGAATGATGATTTTATCCAGTTTCCCTGATTGTCTCTCCACAATTATTTTTAATTCATCTATCATTTTCTCTTCCCTCTCATGGCGTTCTTTGCATGATTTTACATCAACATAATGATCGTTGATTTCTTCCCATACAATCAGACGTGCTTTATCCTCAGTGAGTTCAGTCATGTTTTCTTCTCCGAAATCTGAAAATGATCAGCGTCCCATTCAATCATCGGATCGCCACCAAGTATTATCCAATGTTCATGTGCTTTTTTATACACATCCTTATTATTAATATTACCAGTGCCATCATCAATAAGAATGTCTTTAGCAAGGCAATGAGGACTACCCTCATATTGGTGCGGGCTTATTTTTTTATATCCATCACACTTAGACTTTCCAAGTAAAAATTGTTCATGCTGACCTGCTGCTGTCCGCTTGGAGAAATCCTCGATAGGCTTCCACCCCTGAGAATCAATCCAGATTACTTCCTCTGCCCATTTATAGGTGCAAAATGAACGAAAGCCCATTAGATCACCTGATTTCCAATAATATCAAAATCCGCTGTCCACTTCCGGTAACAGTCAAAGAGATTATCTGGGGTTACTCCCCAATAATGTATCCAATCTTTTGTTTCCTTTCCTGTCTTTCTATTTTTAAATGTAGAATTGGTGCGTACAAAATCCAATTCCGATCCCTCAATGGAGTAATGGAGAAACTTCGCTACCAACTCAGCACATACCGGAACGCTCCAATGGATGATTTTTTCTGTTCGGGTAATGTAGGCTGCAAACCGCCATACTGGATATATCTTTCCTTCGTCCTCTTTAACTTTTGCTAATCCTCTCTCAAAGCGTTCAGAAGTCATCAATTTATGGCGGGCAATTAAAATCTCATGCCCTTTCTTCTGCCAGAGATTATATGAACCAATCTTTGGCCAGGTACTCTCAAATGTATTTCCTGCTTCGTCAATGATGATACCAGCATGAGAATAGTAAGCGTTATAGTCAATCGAGCCGAGTTTTGTAAACCAGAGAATACCTTTGCTCACAAAATCAGGATTGACCTCGCGGGTAAGAAAGAGATCACCTGGCTTGAGTTTTTGCAGATCCATTAATCCCTCGGTTCAATGATAATATGCCATGATCCCTTCTCGTCCGGTCCCATTGCGTCAATTTTGAATTCCCTCATAATCTTAATAGCGGTAGGAATGGCTTCGGGAATCTCTTTGATAACAGAGAAAAACATTTTTATTTTACTGAGATCCATTTCATAAAATTTCGGGCAGGATACCCCATCTGCTTGCAGTGGGGAGGAATGCCCGTTCTCCTTTCTTGAAAGATTTTTCTTGACATATTCTAATATTTGAGATAAATTGCAATTATGAAACTTACCTTGCAGATAAAACTTTTGCCTTCCGATGAACAGGCTAAATTTCTTCTGACAACTCTTAAAGAAGCTAATATTGCCTGCAATCAGATTTCCGATGTGATATGGAAAGAAAAAGTTTTCAATCAATTTAAAGCTCACCATCTTGTTTACCACCCCTTGAAAAAGGCTACCCGGCTTTCTGCTCAGATGCTTGTCAGATGTATTAGTAAAGTAGTTGACGCTTATAAACTTGACAAGAAAGTCCAGAGAAGGTTCAAGCCTTTTGGTGCAATAACATACGATCCTCGCATTCTTTCCTATAAAGAAACCTCTGTTTCTATCTGGTCTATTGATGGCAGATTGAAAATCCCCTTTGTTTGCCATAACCCTAAATATCTGCCTTATATCAAAGGTGAGGCTGACCTTATTACAAAGAAGGGCAAGTTCTATCTTTTTCAGACGGTTGAAATTCCCGAAGAGGATGTTAAGGATATTGAGGAATTTATAGGGGTGGATTTTGGAATAAATAATATTGCCACGCTCTCCGATGGAACAAATTTCGGCTCTGAAAAGTTGAATCAAGTTAGAGATAAATATTTCAAGGTGCGTAAATCTGTTCAAAGCAAAGGCACTGCAGGAAGCAGAAAGCTTCTGAAACGGCTCAAAGGTAGAGAACGGAGATTTGCCACTATTACCAATCACACCATAGCAAAGCAAATTGTAGAAAAAGCCAAAACAGAGAGTAAAGGGATTGCTATTGAGGATTTGACCCATATCAGGAAAAGAACCACTGTTAGGAAAGCACAAAGACGAAGACATCACTCTTGGGCTTTTGCTCAACTCCGTTCTTTCCTTGAATACAAGGCAAGGCTTATTGGCATTCCCCTTGTTACAGTTGACCCTCGCTATACGAGTCAGACCTGCAATGTGTGCAAGTGTATTGGCAATAGAAATGGCAAGCACTTTAGCTGTCCAAACTGCGGCAATATTGCAGATGCCGATATAAATGCGGCTCAGAATATTGCTCAGTTGGGGATCGCTGTAACCGATCCCGAAAAGGTGAATATGTTTAGTTCTCTTATCCATGTTCCCTTAATGCCCCGTCAGCTTGCTGCGGGGTAGTTTACTTCCCCTGAGCTTTTGCTACTTGCTCCGCTACCTGCCTTTTAATCTCAGCATCTATCTGTTCCTGCGTCATGGGTGGGGGCACAACCAATGTACTTACTGCCTGTGTAACTTCGACCTTCTGCTTCGGAGGATTCATTAAGTAGAGAGCGAAACCACCTATAGCCCCAGCTATTGCTGCCCCCTGAATCGCCGATGAATCCGGCATACTTCCATTATTCATCTGTTGCATGGCTACAGTGCCAACAGAAGATGCAGTTCCACCACATACGGCAGCTAATAATCCCTTCATCCAGACTGCACCACTTTTAAACCATGTTGGTATTTTCATTTTCCTACCTCCTTGTTAATGTTTATACTTCTTTTTTAACTGTTATCGAACCGCTTACAAATGGAGTCCCACCTGAAACTGGTTCCACGATAAAGGTTATCTCATCAGGAAATTCATCAGGAGAATAAACACTAAAATCAATCCTGAGACGTGCCATCGTATATATCCAGTGCTTATATTTTTCGTTGTCCTCTATCAATCCAACCGCAATATATCTGTTCTGAATGATTACCTGGCCATCTGCATTTCGGACTCCCTTTACGTAGATGTTATAGGAAAACGAACCAGAGGGAGCTGGTACTGCATCCTGCCAGGCAAGTTCGATTGCATATCCAGGGGCACCATACGTTGGATAATCGGGTTCATCATTTGCCATCAAACTCTCAATATAATACTTATTATAATCTGTCAGTGCCTTCCCTGTGTTCACTTGGATAGCATCTGCATCACTAATATCTAACTCGTTTCCTCCACTATAAGGTAATAGTTTAAATTTATACTTGCCCCCCTTATCTACCTCAAAAAGCGTCTCTCCACCCAGAGGCTCGAAAATAAATATTCTCGTAGGATTATCACCAGCAGGCCAGTCTTGTATTTTAGTCCCATACAACCCCCTCCATATTCTTTGTAGGTGCCAGGTATCCTCTGGAATCCCGGTGCCTTCAGGGATGCCATCAATCTTTTGAAATCCAATTATTTCTGTTTTAAGATTAGCCTGGTCATCGGGATTGTTGACTAACAGCGCAAGGTTTTTATAGGCAAAAAGTTCCTCTTCGGTAATGGTCACTACCTGATCGATATTGACTGATTGAGAGGTGAAATATATTCCTATCCCACTATTTATATCTGCTGATAATCTTGGATCATACCAATCATAGGGAACAGGTGCTACATTAAATGGCTTCAGCAGAACACCTCCTGCACAGAAATCTCCGTCAACATCAGTAATCTGATAACTTCCATCTTCAATCTTATACTGAAGATGATAGCCGCTTTCATCTCCTGTCCTCGGCAGGGCGAAGATATAAAACTTGAACTTATTGGAATCCGTAGAATCATTAATCGCTATTATCCTTGTCTTTCCTGTTGGGATTTTCTTGATCTTTCCTTCTTTCCCACCAACATCAAGAACAGGGTTTGTCGGTTGTTCAAGATCGTAAATATCTATGAGGTATTCATATCCGCCTGCAAAATAATAGAGGTCTTCAATCGCGTCTATGGTCAATTTCTCGGAATCCATCGCGTCTTCTTTAATCTTGAGGATACGGAAGACTTTTGGCTCGACTATCCCGTACTTTTTCCAGGTAGTCTTAAAGACATCGCCGACCTCAAATTTAAATCCACGGCGGTTGACAGCAAACGTAATGGGGGCATAGGGATAGGACTTGCTTCTGAGTAATCTTCCTCCCATTCTTGCGGTATTTAATCGGTCACAAAATCCACGCAGATTTATTTCTTCTGTAATGACTTCTTGTTGAATCATCCAGTTGGCTTGATTCTTAATTGACATCACTCTATTGGTTACATCTACCGCCATCAGTTCTCCTTACACATCCAAGGCGTACCTCATGCAACATACATCCTTGATAAGAGCATCACTGCCAAGAGGGAGATACCCCATATAGTAAGTACCCCCATACTCATCAGCAATCATATCTTCGGTATCAACAGCGTTGTTCTTTTTTAAATCAATAAATATCCCATACGTCTCTTCGCAGCAAAAATATTTTTTACTATTAAAAGCAATGTGCATTGATACATCTATAGGGATAGAGGGACTTCCCTCAATGGGAATCTGTGCCGGAATATCGCTTTCTCGCAAGAGATTGACGTGATTATCCTCATCCAACTGGGTGGAATACACAGCAAGTTTGTTATAACCACCTACCGCAACAAAGTCGCGGCCGTTAAAAACCATTGCAGAAGGGGGATATAATCCATCCATAGCTTGACTGTACTCACCCTTGAGTTTCCCAGTCCCTGAAATCATCCTGATATACTGGGGTAAATAACCAATAAGATAATTACTACCATCTGAGGCAATCGCCCTGACACGAGGATTAAGTACGTCAATAAGAACATTCGTAAAGGTAACAGCAGTTCCCACTATATTGTTTTCCCGATCAAGACGAATTGCTTTTAAATCTGCCAGCACTAAATCAGTGCTAATGGCAGTAATCAAATAATAATCACCGTTGCAGGCAATTTTCGGGACTCGATATCCCTCCCATAATAACTTCTCTGGATACAGAATAATACCATCCTGATAACAGATAGCAGTATATATTTTACTGCTAATGGGATTACACCCCACTATCATAAACGTATCCCCATCAGAAGCTATACCGACAACCTCAACCCCACTTGTGGTAAAAATTTCAGTGGCGGGTTCTCCGAGAGCAGGGTAGCCAGCCAATTCATTATCATCATCAACATATAGCATCCTGACCTTCTGACCACCACCAACCAAGAGAGTATTGAGCCCGTGAGCAATGGTTTGACAAGATGTAAGGGCACCGAGCACATCCTCCAATCGTTCTCCCACAAAATCACCGTTATTAGCAATGCGCTGAACTCTTCCCCCAGTCCCAACTACTACAAAATCTGCTCCCTCTGGACGTTTTCTAATCACTCGTGGGCAGAAGGTTGCTTTGACTTCATTTATGGTCTGTGAGAAATCCGCCCTTGAGAAGCCAGGGACCTCGAGAACATCTGTCTCGGCAATCTCGGGGATGTCCTCAACATCCAGATTTTTCCTGAATAACTTGAGTCTGAATGTGCTGTCGATAGAAAAATCAATCATTCCATCAATATGCTGAAGCACTTCTGCAAGAATACTTTCCGTAGAATGATCTCCAGTAAAAAGAGTATTCATCATCATATTTTCCACCCAGAGATCATCCTCGACAGACTGCCATGAGGGGATATCAAATCCACTTTCAGGAAGTTCAGAAGCCATCATAATACCCGCAAGAATATGGGCGGGATTCATTCCCTTTCGAGTCCAGGTTTTCTTTGCATCAAAGAGTTCACTACCAGGGACTGAATACCTGCCGATTGTAAACTTGTACGTGGGAGATATGGGAGCTTGCCCGATATGCACTTTATCAAAAACAGCGTAGCAGAGGCCGTTTAAATGAGGCGTCATTGTACCGACAAACTCACTAATTACGGGGTCTTGTCCTTGGTCGTAATCAGGAATGCCCCAGTAGAAATGAACCCATCCTCTATCAGTATCAATCTCGGAGTAACGTTTCTCCCCCACTGCTCCTGTATAAACTGGTCTCTTCAGGTAGTCATCCCAGATCACTTTCTCATTTTCGTAAATTGTGTAAATCTCATCAACAGGCCCCATACACAATCCAACTGCCTGTGCTAATCGGTATCGTCTTCCAACGGTGGTACTTTGACCACCCATCATGGTCCCTTTTCCACCACCCTTTTTAATCTTGGTAGAACTAAATCCGCCATACCAGAAAATATTTCCAATAACTTTACTAACCCCGAACAATTCTGCAATCTGCATCCCTTCTGCACATTGAGAGATTTGTAACTGTTCATTACGGGACATTCCTGTCATGCCTGGAGCGGTAAGGGCGGAATATAAGCCATACCCCATTATTCCTATTGTAGTGACATAAGACATTACTATTCCGGCAGTTGTTGAGGCGGCAAAACTCATTCCGATTGTGTCAAAAATCCACCAAAAAATGGGGGCGAATAAACTCATTTCTATACCTCAAGCACAAAAGAATCGGTTAATCCACGTTTCCAGAATAAATCACGCAAGTTCGATACCTTCACTCCATGTTCGTTCTCACCATGAATGAATTGCTTATTCCCGTAATAAAACCCGGCATGGGATTGAGTCTTTTTCACTTTAAAAGCCAACAGGTCACCGACCTGTAATTCTGACCGGAGAATTCTTCTTAAGCGCAGATATTTGTTGAATTCCTGCAACATCAGGGAATAATCGTGATCGATCATATAATCAATCGTGTAATCTACTATTCCCGGAAAAGGAATCTTAGGCGGATATTTGAGTTCAGAAAGAACGCCCTCAATAAAGTGAACACAATCAACCCCAATTCCCTTCACGCCGCTATGATGCCTGAAGGGTGTCCCTTTCCATGAGTCCACAACGGCTAAGAAACTCTGCGGGTCTGTAATAAATCTGTTCATAATCACCCCAATAAAGAGAGATCGGTTATCACTGGATTGGAGATGGGGATGTTTGGAAATCCCAAGAAATTAGAAAAGTTCTGGAACTTACGGAAACACGTACCTGCAGAACCGTCGCATCCGGGGTAAAGGGTAACTGCCGCCCCAATCTCAAAGGGGTTTCCTTCGGGGAGGGTATAGAACGGATAGAATAATCTTATTTCTATTCCTTCATGGGAAATTATCATCCGCCACTGATTTCCCCATTTAACCATCCCACCATTAAACCAGCCATCATCATAAGAAACATCAAGCGCTAATAGGTTCTGGAACCTCAAGGTAAAACCTTCATTTGTAATCATAGATACTTCAGCATTGACGCCCCAGTCTTCCTTATCAAGACCACACGCCCACTTATGGTAATCGTTCGGCTGTGAAAATAAGAAGTGATTGCAGTTGACCTGATATTTGAAGCGAGGGAATTTCTTATTAAATAAGTTTACTCTATTCGTAACCGTTGCCTTCAAAGCAAGTCCTAAAACAGACGTACCAATAATCTTTCCGCCAAAAATTATCACGCCCTCTACCGGGTCTTGATCTGCAAAAATCCGAATCACCCAGATAGAGACAGGTTCAAGAGGTCCCTGAACTAACATCTCCAAGACAGTAGTTGTGGTGGCGGAGATGGTAATATCCATCGTGGCGGGTTTAAGTTCGGTCTCATGATCTATCCCTCCCCTACTGATAGGAGCCGGGGTATAAACCTCACCCAGATAGGTTACGGGTTTTCCATGTGAGGTAACGTACCAGGTCATGCCCATAGATAGAATTACATATAACTCTATGGGCTTTCGGGATTCCGCCTCTTCTCTTTCTGCATACGAAACGGGCAAATCTTTAGGCATTATTTATCCTTTATCCGGGACCCGGCGTAACATCTTCTTCAATCGCTTCCACCTCTTTAAAGGTTAACTGCGTATTAGCACGTCTATTTGTCTGGTAACTCCATTCAAGTTCATCCTGATCAAACCTTACCGGGTATAGAAGAGAGATTAGGGTATCTTCCGAGAGATCCTCACCAACTGCTTCATCTAATGTTACTGTATCAGCGGTGCTGGCTATAATCTGTCTAATGATATAGGATGGATCAAGTGTATCCCCACCATAGATCAAGGCAATAAAGCAGTCCTTTTCCTCTTCCAGGTATTGTTCAATTATCCTCGCATTCTCAACATCCAGAATTGTATCTTCGGCAGAAATAGGTTCTCTCAATTTCAAATCCTGCTTCCAGGACGGGACTTTAAAATCGCTTTTCAATCTGCCCATCTTCGACTTGAAAAACTGTTCGATATACCAGATGGTATCGGGGTCATCCGAGAAGTTAAATTTGAAAGTCATTTTAGGCCATAGTTCGTTGATACCAATCTCTCTTCTGTTACCAAGTTCAAGAATTTCTGCATTCTGATCCATCTTGAACTCTGGCGGTTCTTTCCAGTCCGGCGGTATCATAAACACGGGATCATCAATAAGAATCTTATCTTCATAAACTTTACCCGGATCTTCCTCGAAAGTTATCTCCATTTCATGCACGGTGTCAGTCAGACTCTTAATCCAATCCATATTACTAAGATAACCATTAAATCCGGGGAAAAGAATGGTAGTGCTTTTATTCCACGGATGCTCTGTCGGTTCGGTCAGTGTAATGGTATTCTCTGTAAAACTATCTATTGTTTTCGCCTCGAAGGTATACTGGTCTTTCACGAAAAATAGAAGACCGCCTTTTCTGACCCTCTTCATTTCCGTGGTGGACACGTTAATAACCGTGTCACTGGCTATAACATTAACAGTCAGGGTAATATCGTCAGTCCATATCGGAACCCTCCAGTTTTGCTTCAATCCTCTTCTCAAACCCGATAAATACAAACTGTGCATCTCAGCCGTTGAGATAAGGGTAATGTAGGAGGTCTTATATCGCTGTTGTGCAACGGTGGTCGTCCTTTGCTCTCCACCCTGCAATGCAGATAGAATACCTGTTCTATATGAGAGAGATAATCTGACTGGCTCCCTCCAGTTCGGCATAAGCAAAAGGTCTTCCTTATATATGATGTCCGTCTGAACGGTGGACAAGAAAAATTTATAGACAATCGGGTCAACTACAACAATTCCGTAGCCGCTTTCTGAACCTGCTAAATCAAGAGAAAAGATAAACTCAATAGGGGCAACAACCACAGTTATGATAACTTCCTGAGATTGTCCTTCGTCAAGATACTGCAATCTGGCTTTTATCCAGGAACGGACTCCACCCCAGAATATCTTGAACTCTTCGATGTCCATAAAGTCGGAGAAGGTCAATCTAAGTACCTGACCATCCGTTTGAATGAGACTTGCCCATCTAGTCTCCAAAGCCCCATCCTTAGCAAGCGCAGCACCATAACCCTCCCCTTCTGAGGTTGCAAATGCCACAGCCGTTAAGGATAGATTTTCTGAATCTCCTCTCCAACATTGAAATTCTGCGACAGTGGGCATTAAATTTCGAGGTAATACTCTTAATACCTCAATCGCAATTTGGGTTACTCGACCTTTAGAGGCATCATCACCACGCAATACCTCAGTAGCAATCTGTGTTACTTTTGCGTTAGAGGCATCATCACCACGCAATACCTCAGTAGCAATCTGTGTTACTTTTGCGTTAGTTGCCATTCTTTATCCATTGCTGGTTAATTTAACGCCCCACTTGGAGGCATTGAATTTAGTTTCATCCCAAGCAGAATCATCATCGGGGTCAGCTTTCTTAATAGATTGATAAACCTTATAGTTTTGAGTCAATGTCACTTCTGGAGTAAGATCATTCGTGGTACTCTTTTTATGAACTGGTTTTATCTTGATTTCATCTGACCCCGCATCTTTCTCCGCACAGATATTAATAGCAACGGCGTGGATAAGGTATCCGGTGAGGGCGGCCAAGTCTTCAAAGTTGAAGATGTCATAATCATTTACAGTTGGAGATTCAATATAGGTTGTATCGTCGTCTATATCACCGCTTCCGGAAGCCCCATCATCAATCTTATCGAAGTGGGTTGTGGGAGAAGCAGGATAGACAGTATCCCATTGAGCGGTATCATCTGGAGTGACAGCGAAAAGGGTATCAACCCTGCAATCACCGAGATAGTCGTCAGCATCGTAACCATCATTGGTGGCGAAGTAGAGATCGTCTAAACACACATTGTTGTATCCTGTGGGATTGAGCGAAATATTCGTTATGCCCGCAGTTGATTGATCTTGTATATCTACTGTCTCCTGAGGTATGATTATTTTCTCATTCAATCTCACTGCGATTGATCCAGCGTTTGCCACACTCGCCATAACCTCCAAGTGTTGCCAGGTATTGAATAAAATTACTCCTGGTGCTGTCTCGGTAACAACTGTACCGCTACCTCTCTTCACTTGTAATTTCCCATCGGAGGAAACCTCAATGCAGAATTGCCTGCCCGATGAATCGTAAAAAGAAATTACATGGCTGTTGGCTGGTATATAAAAAGCTACACCGAAAATGATGTGAGTATAATTGGCGTCGAGGTTTTTCTGCGTATTGTAAGATGCGGGTTTAAGATATTTTGTGCCTACTCTCCTTGGGCTGGGATTTGAATTTTGGATAGAATTGTTTCCATTAAAAATATCCCATTTCTTATCCCCATCCGTCGTTGCGTAATGGTCGAACCCGTCTATGAATCTAATTACTTTATTTGCCATTTATTTTATCCTCCTTAATTCCCTATACATGTTCAAATTTCAATCTTACTTTTCTTGCCCTGATATTGATTACCTGGTCAAAATCCACCGTATGTGGAATACCAACCACCAAATCAGTCCATCCCTCTTCCTCCTGTTCCTCTGTAAGGTCCAGATCAAAGGAGAGTAAGAATTCTATGGGGGTGACTACTACTGTAATAGCCATATCATGCTATCAAGCATTTAATTCCGGTGACTGCCAGTGTCCCGCCAGCCGGGATTGTTTTTATTGCGGGGAACTCATAGTAGCCCATGATGATATCATCATTTGGATCGCCACCAAGCGCATCTATCAGGATAGCACCGGGAGTCGGCCCTATTGATCCGCCAATTGCAAGCCATGATTCATCGTCCCACGTCAGGATAGCCCGGGCATAGGTGTCATTTTCAGTAATGACCAGATTCTCTAATGTCACTCCTCCTTGAGTATATCCGTAACCAGTTGGGAGTTCATCATCTGCGGTTATAGTACAGGTGACAGTTCCAGCAAATATATTTGGAGTAGATATTACCAATCGTAACTCCTCTACAGAATAGATAAGAAAAGGTCCTGGATTATTTTCAGAAGTGGTCGTAATTATACTTCCGGAAGCAAATCCATCAGTTATAAAACTGCCTGTAATTCTTGTTATTGCACTGGCCGGTCCCATGGGGGAAAAGGTTACTGAAATCGACCCGGTAGTTGCCTTAAGATTTAATCTTTTGTCATATTCATTTGGATTTAAGAAACCAAAACCGGCTTTCATCAACAGCAATTTGAATGTCCTCCCTGTGAAATAATCATCCGCTATCTGATATTTTGCATGGGTTGAAGCTGGCATTTTTATATCCTCCTTATCTAATTATTCTTTTAATTTTAGCTGCCTTCGATGAAATGATATTCAAGACCGCATCATGCCCTTTCGCAGATGCAAGGTAACTATCAATCTCGCGGGGGTCGACAATGTTGAACATATTTATAGGTTGTTGATTGTCTCTTCCAGATGTACTTCTGCGGGGAGGGGTTATATCGCCTACCATTCCACCGGAAGCAAAAGCAAAGGATGGCATATTAGGCATAACCAGTTGACTAAGGAAGGGCGCAAATACTTCACGGGGGATTAATTGTCTGCGGAGTAATTCCATAACAGTTCGCCCGTAGAAGCGTACTGCCGGAACCGGCTGCATAAACTCATCTTTCTTAGCAAGGATATGTACGTCATCCTTTATTCCAGATCCCTGGGTTATTGGACCACCTTCTTCTAATCCGATGAATCCTAAGAGGCCGCCAAGCATCGGGCCGATAGATGAGAATAAACCTGAAAGCATCGGCATAATAGAGGATATAAGAGAGGACAGTAGTGGTTTAATAAAATCTATTATTCCACCCATAGCTGATTTCAACATTCCACCAATCCCGCCTTCTCCGAAAAGACTGAGTATGTCGGAGAACATACCGCTAATCCCTGCACCCGGTATGCCCATAGCCTCCGCCTCTTCAACCGTCTTGCCCACCAATTCAGGGTGTTCGGTTGTCCGTCCCCATGCCCCGATTCCTTCATTCCATGTCCACCCTTCACCTGTTGGCTTAGTTGCAGCAATTTCTGGCGGCAATTCCGATGTTGCCTTTTCTCCCGTCTTCGGAACCGCCCCTCTATCCCTGTCTCTAATCCAAATGGGGCTGTCATAAGTTCCCTTTGGTTTTGCTTCCGGGGTCTTCATATCGGGGAAAAGGATTTTTACTATACTGAAAATGCCCT